CAGAAATAAACGAATTTGAGCCGTCATGGTATAGCTGTAAATCTGAAGAATTTCCAATTTCAATAGTTCTATTATCATTAGCTTTTATTGCAGTACCAGATCCACCAAATGAAAGTTTTCCATAAACAGTAGAGCCGTCAGATGTTGTCTCGAATTTCTTCGAGTTGTCGAAGTAAAATTCATTATTTCCGTCCGTATTAAATGCAGCTAAAGCTTCATGTGGAGTTTTAGTTAATATAATTTGATGACCATTTGTTTTAAGATTTAAATGTCCAGTGCCATTATCTAAAAGATATGAGTTTGTGCCGTCATGGTACAACTCTAGATCTTGCGAAGTACCAAGCTGTAGCTTGCCTGTATCGTTTGCTATTTGTAATCCTGTAGAAGTTAGTCTTGCTAGCTCAGCAGAACTACTATTAAATCTAAAGTCATCTC